TGAAGAGTGGGCCATGAGCATCGATGCCAGCAACCTCGATACCACCGCAATCGGCGAAACCTTCGGCGAAAACATCAAGTCCCTGGTACGTGGTGCTGGTAGCCTGCAATTCATGGCTGAGCACAGCAGCGTCGATACTGAGGAGGATGGTCTTGCGTTGCTCAGGTTGGTGCTATTAACTCAGAATCAATGCAATACCAAAGCGCGGTTCCATATTTACAAGGATCGCTCAGCGCCATCGCCGCGCATCGATGGTTCAGTCTATTACGAGTGCGACATCCTGCTGACCAACACTCGTATTAACACTCGTGCCACCGAAATCATCACTGGTACGGCTGACTTTGTAGCCACATCCGAGATCAAGCTCAAAGTAGCAGCCTGATTTCCACGGTGCTACGATGACTCTATGTAGTGCCAAAGTAGCGTGGCGAGTCTGGAATTTGCCGGTGACAATGGCTCGCTGAGCGACATCAACGCAACCCAAGGTGAGTTCCGCAGCCAGATTGCGGCCTTGACCGATATGGTCAAGCAGATCGCCGGTAACGCTGCAGTATCAGCCGGTGACTCCGCCCAAGCCGATCCGCTCAACGCCCCATTTACGCTTTACGTCAACCCTTACACCGGCAGCGACGAGTTCGTTGGTGGTTCGTACAACGACTACGAGACCGGCGTCACGCAAGCCGAGATCATTGAATCGAAGCTGAAGCGCCTCGAAAAGCAACGCCTCACCTGCGGCTTCACGCCCCAGCGTCCGTTCAAAACCATCAACCGCGCCGTCATCGAAGCGGCGATCATCACCAGCAAGGACTGGTACACAATTACTGATCCTGCCGCGCATGTGGACTGCGTGAGCATCGTGCTCAGCGCTGGTGTTCATACGCTGTACAACGATCCTGGGCAAGCCAGCACCAGCATCGCAAGCTGGGGCGCTTACAAGAATCCGACCACTGCGGATCTGATCCAGTTCAACCCAGCCACTGTTGGTGGTGTGTTGCTGCCTCGCGGGTGCAGCCTATGTGGCCCTGACCTTCGCAAAACCACCATCCGCCCCAACTGGGTGCCTGCTGTTGCCGATGAAGCAGCGGATTACAGCAACCGGCACGGGATGCTGAAGATCACTGGCACAGGTTACTTCTTCGGCCACACCGTCATGGACAAGATTGGCCTTGAGGCCAGTCACCACCTGCTGGATGCCTATCAGTTCACCAGCAAGGCTGAACTTGACGACTTCTACGCCAAGACCTTCAGCGCCGTTGGCTCCGGCGCGGATCTCGCTTCGGCGCTGACTGTTACACGCGGCACCGAGTACCAGATCGTTGGTCCGATCGATCAAACCCAAACTCCAACCGCTGCGTGGGATACCATCAGCAGCGCTTCGCCTTACATCTTCAACGTTTCCATCCGTTCCAACTACGGCATGGGTGGTGCGTTCATGGATGGCTCGAAGGTCGAGGGCCTCAAGTCCATGGTTTGCGCCAATTTCACTGGTGTGAGCCTGCAGAAAGACATGAGCTGCTGGCAGATTTATAACGGCAGCAGCTGGGTACAGCCAACCTATGAGCAATACATCGCAGCGGACCCTGATAACACGCGCATGAATCCGGCTCGATTGAGCCGCCACATCAGCGCCATCAACGATGCCTTCATCCAAGAAGTATCAGTCTTTGCCATCGGCCAAGGGATTCACCACTTCACCGATCTCGGTGGAGAAATTACCGTAACCAACAGCAACTCGTCGTTCGGCGGCTGCGCCGCATACAGCAAAGGCTACAAAGGCACCGCATTCCCGAGCGACACCAACTGGGCCGTCAGTGGCATCCGCGTGCCGCTTGATCTGCAAGAAAAGACCGGCAACATCCGTTACATCTACCTTGGTACGACTAGCGCTGTTACGTCAAGCAAAATTACGCTTTCGTCATCGCTCGCAATCGACAATTCGTCGTCAACAACGCCTGCAGTTTTGCTGCAGGATGGATACTCATTCGCTAGCGGCACTTACATCTGGATCGAGAATCCGCTGGGAGATCCGTGGTACGCACCACTTGGGTCCAACGCTTGGCAGTCGAGCGCCCCTACCGAAATCGATATCAGCAGCGCTTTTGCTGGAAATGATGCAACCATCAACACCGAAGGAACCAACCTGTTAGTCAACAAGCGTGTTTACATCCGCCGCTTGGTTGATACACGCACGCCAAACGAACGCCGCGTTTCGATCCTCGCCAACAACACCGCTTCGGCTCGCTTGCCGCAGCGTAATTTCATCGTTCAAGCTGATCCGCTTCGCAGCAATGGCGCCATCAGCCGTGAGTTCACCACTACCGGCACCGAGATCTTTGCTGTCAGCAACGCTGGCGCAGGCAACGAAGCTGGCGTAACGACCTCGACAGAATTCACGCTGCGGCGCTCTGCACCGAGCACGACATACAACAACGGCGACTTCTACACCGCTGGCTCAGTGGTGCGTGCCGACGGCAAGCATTACGCCGCCACTCGGGATGTTTATGCAGCAACTGCATCACCTGATCCTGGATCATGGTTTGAAACCTATGTCCATACGGCATCGGATTACGACGCCGAAGATCCGATCGCGCAAGAGTCGCGGCAGATTACAATCGACACCGATACTGACACCGATCCATACAGCACAGATCTGAGCATTAACTGGTCCAGTGTTTGGGCTGGTGATGAGTACCGCAGCTCCACCGACTACAAAGGCGTTCACGCCTTCTTGGTTGCGATCGGGCTGACGAGCAGTCAAGCCCATGCTGCATTGGTGCCGCAAGCCGCTGCTGATCGGCTGCTGGATCCAACCAGCGCATCCGATTTCCCGAACGCGCCATCAGGTGGAGCGGCTACCGGACGCGGCAACTGGGCTATCGAATTCCGCCGCCCAAGCACACTGCGCCTATACGGCCACGCCTGGGAATGGGCTGGATTCCTGAACTACTCCAAAGCCATCCCGGCAGCGCAGAAAGACCTTGGCCCGCAGAACGCCTTCACCTATTACTTCACCAACGAAGCTGGTGGTCGTGTTGTACCGCAAGGCAGCAACGAGAACGGGTTCAACATCACACCACGCGGCCTTGAGGACATCGAGACTGGCTCAACGCTGACTGTCGAAAATATCGGCAGCAGCAATATCGACATCGCGCAGCAAACTGAGTTCGATCAACTTCAAGTCGAAACCCTAAACGCAACAACTATCAACGTCGAAAATCTAAACTTTGCATTTGAGGAGCCTTCTAATGCAACGACTGACGCATCAGGCGTAGTCGAGCTTGCGACTCTTGATGAGTTGCTGAATTCTCCACCAGCCACTAACGCAAACATCAACAACTTTCCGCAAGTCGTAACTGCTCGCGGCCTTTCTTATTGGCGAACGCAAAATAATTTCCTTGCTGCGCCGATCGGCAGGCAGTATGTCTATGTTGATCCTGTCAACGGCGCTGATGTTAATTCAACCGAAGATGCCATTGGCAATCCGCCTACAAGCCCAAACACCGCTATTAAACGCTTAGATGTAGCGGCAAATTATGCCAATGCTGTTTTCTCGCCTTCGGTTGAGGTTGAGTTCCGTGTTGGCCCTGCATTGCTAAACGAAGACGCCACATTTGAAACAAACGTAATTTTGCGTGCTTGGGATTTCGGCGCTGGAACGTACTTGAATGACTCGCAAGCCGGAGGCGAAGAACCGTTCCTCGGCGGCGACACACCGGTTTACGGCAACTTCTTCGATGTAACAAAGCAGCCGACATTTGTGACTGCTTTTCGTCGCGATTATCTTGCTCCATCAAATAACTCTGTACTTATCAGAGCCAATCCTTGCACTTTGACATTTAAGCAATCAGGTACTGTTATCGGTTTTGCATGGCTCGGGCTTGTTGATAGCATCCTGAGCAGCTCAGTCCCTGATTCACGCTTTCTTAGCGACGGCAATGGCTACACAATACCTGTCAGCGAGTGGCGCACCCCAGCGTTAAGCAATCCCGATGAAGCATTGAATTATCTATTCCGCTCATACGCAGCAAGATGCGGCAATCCAGGTGATTCTGACTACTACATCTATGGCATAAGGCAAGACCCCGCAATTATAGCCGAAGGCGAATTAAATCTTGAAAACTGTGCATTTGGCGCAATGAGACCCGCCAGTCCTGGCTTAACTGGCGCTAACGCTGAGTTTGAGCGATTGATTGAGCTGAGATCCAGTAAAACCTGCAGAATGGACGGAATCAGGTTATACGGAAACATCAAGCTATCAAGCGAATCGAACACAGGATCCGTTACGCAAGATGGCGATACATTTGATTTTAACAAGGTCAAGTGGCGAAACGACACAGCAGACTATCGTTACACCGGATTTTCGCAATCGTTAATTGGGTTTGGCGGTGGAGGGAAGCCTGTGTTGTCATTGGCGCTGGGGACAAAACGCACGCCAAGTCCTACCGAATCAAACGAAAATCGATCAAATTTCCCTTGGAACAACATTACGCTACTAAAAACAGATCACGTCAGCACTGCATCCATAGCGACAACTACCGGCAGTCCAAATAACGCTGGCTGGGAAGATGAAGGCCCAGCTTTCGCATATTTCGTTAACGTCTGCACAGAGCTGGTCCCGCATTCGTATAGAAACTGGGCTCAAGTTCGCGTTGAAGATGGTGAGCATGGTGGATTTGATGGCTTGTTTGGTACATACAACGACGGGCAAGGCAGCGGTACGGTAACCGCTACGCATTACACGCGAGGATTTAATTTTGCCGAGGGCTGCATTATTGACAGGCCGCAAACTATTGAAGAAATTCGCAGTGGCGATTATTTCCGCGAAGCGGGAAGCGGTGATACGCCTGACGTCGCAACATACATATCAGGGCTAAGTGCGGGCGGTATTGGCCAGGACGATGACCCCGAGACCACCACCGGTTTGTTCGCTGACTTGAACATCAAGGTCAGAGGTTACAAAAAAGGCGTTGATACGGCAACTGGTCGTATCTCTTACTACGACAACGTTTTCTAGGAGGCGCATTAATGAACACTTCAATCTCTATCACTGGCAACACATCCATCACCGTCTCCGTTGATGGCATGGACAACATCATGCAGGAAGTCGCGTATCGCATCTGCGCCTCGAATGGCAAGCGTTATGCGTACCACTCGGGTACGGCGATCTTCGGGATGCCTGCCCCAGATTCGTTTGTAGCCTACGAAGACCTAACCGAAAAGCAAGTTAAGGAGTGGATCGCCTCCACAATTAGCGATGATGTGTACGCCGCGCTTGAGTCTGAGCTTGCTAAGCCCATCCCGCAGTCAACATTACTTCCTTGGGAGTTTAAGCTAGACTCAAGCTATCAGTAGTGCATCAGCGACCGTGGCCAACGTCAAAATCACAGATCTTGCCGCGTACACCAATCCGGCAAGCACTGATGTTCTCGCGATTGTTGATGTTGGCACAGATGTAACCAAGAAGGTCAGCATCGCNGATCTGCTTAAAAATGCTGGTGACGGTACGGCCTCGGCACCCGGCATCGCGTTCGACGGCGACAGCAACACCGGCATCTACCGCCCTGGCCCGGACCAAGTAGCCATCTCGACTAATGGCTCCGAACGCCTCCGCATCACATCGGACGGGAAAGTAGGTCTGGGGACTAGTAACGCTAGCCAAAAGTTACATATCGGCGGATCTGCTCCTGGTGATTCAATTATCCGCCAAGACGCAACCACTTCCGGCACGAACTGGGAGATAGGTGAGCGCGAAGCTGGAAAGTATCAGTGGTGGGAAGATGATAATGACCAAGTAAGAATGACTCTTACTTCGGGAGGGTTGCTAGGGATTGGCACTACGAGTCCTAGCCAAGCTCTAAATGTAAAAGGCATTATCCAAACCATAGGCACTAATGGATGGACAACCGACGGAGACACGGCCTGGGTTTACTTTGGAGATAACAACAACCGAATTGGCGGAGAACGCGGTGGCACAATAGGTTTCTACAGCGACTATGCTCCTTTTGAACTTAGTGCAGGAGCAGGAAGCGGGTCTACATCTGGAACCCAGTTAATTACATTTAAAACTGGTACGAGCGAACGAGCCCGCATTGACAGCTCCGGCAGGCTCTTAGTTGGCACGTCTACTGCGCGTAGTAATTTCTTTAATAGTATTAATAGTGCTGCATTTCAGCTTGAAGGACAATTAAACAATGCTGCAACGGCAAGCATTGTTCAGTGTTACAACGCAAATACGCAAGGAGCCACCCTTGTACTCGGTAAGTCAAATACTCTCACTGTAGGTGCCAATGCACTTGTAGCAGATGGGCACACTCTTGGCAGGCTTTCATATCAGGGTAACGATGGAACCGAATTTGTAGAGGCTGCAAGTATTAAGGCCGAAGTAGACGGCACACCTGGCGCTAACGACATGCCGGGAAGGTTAGTGTTCTCCACTACTGCGGATGGGGCGAGTTCTCCGACGGAGCGGATGAGGATTCAGAATAATGGATGGCAGTGGCTGTATTCGACCAATGCTAATATCACAGCTTTTAGTGGATCCTCGGCTGGCACTAGTGACTACTTTCTGTCTGGATTTTATGGCGCTACTGGGCCGAATACTGGAACGGTGTCGTTAAGAATCTGGAATAACGGCGATATCCAAAACACCAACAATT